TTGAAATACGAGGTGCTGCTGATGCCTGGCGGCCTGATGGACCTATACTGCGTGGACGACCGCCTCGACATGCTGGAGGGCCTGCAGATCATGGAAACTGCCGCTCTCAGCGCGTTGGCTAAGGGGGAGGATAAGCAGGATGGCTAAGCAGATTGAGGATATTGTTGTACAGCTAGGTATTCAAGGTTTTGAGGAATTAAATAAGCTACGCAGTTCCTTTAGAGAACTTACAAAAGTAACAAGAGGTACGGATGATCAGCTTGATGCTGCTCGCAAACGGCTGCTTGAGCTAAAAACCGAACTAGGAGATACCGCCCGAGCTAACAAGGGGCTTACCGATGCCTTTACTGCTTTAGTCGGCGAGGCTAGGCGCGGCTCCGACGTATGGCAAAGCCTAAATAAAGACTTGGCACAGTTGCGCCAAGAGTCACGCCTTACAGACACGCAAATTACAGCCTTGCGTGACATTATTGTCGATGAGTCAAAGGCTCATGCGCAGTCCGCAGTATCTATACGCGAGCATGTAAAATCTCTACAAGACCTCAGAAATCAAGCTACCTTAAACGGCAAAGTACACCAGCAGCTAGGCGCAGATATTCAGCGGCTTACAGCTACCTTAGAACAGGGAGAAATAACAAATAGAAAGCATTACAAGTCCTTGACCGCCATATTGGCGGTAAAGCCAGACAATGTACTTAAGCAGTGGGAAGACTACAATCGCATTCTTAAAGAAGGTACTGCATCCGCCGACAAGCTGGCTACGGCACAACGTCGCCTCAATCAGCTTTCTGGCGCCCCACGCATCCTGGAACGCCGCCGCGTAAGCGAATCCGCAGCAATAACACAAGACCCTGAGTACCTACGCCGTTTTGGGTTTGAAGGTGCCTCCCTGCCCGAATTACCAAATACAAACGCTGCCTACGCACAACAAATAAAGGAACTGCAACAAGACCTCGCTAACTTAGACCGCAACAGTATTGAATACCTGCAAACGCTTATGCAGCTAACGGGCGTGCAGCGGCAGTCTACTGAAGTGGCACGCGGCTACGCTCAAGCGCTGCTAATGGGCGTACAAACCAAAACCGTAGCAAACAGTACACGCAATTTACAGGAAGTAGTAACAGCGTTGCGTGCAGAAATGCAGCAACTTGATACCACAACCTCCGAAGGCAGTGCTGCCTACGCACAAAACGCTAACCAGGTTCGTGTTTTAGAAAAGCAGCTTAACGATCTTGCTGGCGCATATCGTAATGTAAGCACTATGGCGACGCAGGCTGCCACAGCCGAGCAGAACGCCGCTAATAAGCGCATACGCGATAACTACTTCAATCGAGGGATGGTGCGCCAGCAGGAGGCTGCGCTCGCCGAACTCGGCCAACGTGTACGCGCTGGCGTAAGCGGTACACCTCTTCTACTTCCTGCCGCTGGGCAAACTTCAGCCCGTGGTACGGGACTGGAAATAAGCGGCGGGGCCAATGTACGTGCCGGTCGGCGGCGTTCTGTTACGGACGTTGGTGGGAACATCCCCGTAATGGGTGTGCGCCCTGGATCGGGCGTGCAGCGCTTCTTCGGTAGCGCGGACGTTGAAGCCGCTGCTCTTTATCCCGGCGCTGTGCCTATCGGACCACGCGCGACTTCACGGCAGGAAGGCGAAAACCGCTCTGCTGTTATCGCAGAAAAAGATGCTCGTTTAGCAAATAGTGCTGCGATTGAGGAACAACGCAAGCGCATGGAGAGCCTACGCGCGGCCGTAGACAAAGCCACTAAGGCTAACACAGGAAGCATCAATTCGCTAGGAAATCTACGCGAAGCTCTCGCAAATCTGCGCAACGAGATTCCCGAAACAAATGGCGAGTTCAAGCGACTCACCAACCGGCTTCAAGACGTAGATGAGCGCTCCGAGCGCCTATCCACACGCGCCAGCCGCCGGCTCAGCGGGATGCAGCTCGCCCAGGGCGTCGGCGCGGCGCTTAGCGGCGGCATCTTCGGCGGCCCCGAGGGCCTGCTTGGCGGCCTCGGCGGCTTGGCCGTGGGCGGCGTGGGCGGCGCCTTCGCCGGCGCAGCCGCTGGTGCGCAGGTCGGCATGTTCCGCCAGCAGCTCAGCGCAACGACCGACTACTCGGCCCGCATCGACAAGCTGCAGATCGCTCTGCGGGGCATCGTCGGCTCACAGGACGCTTACAGCCAGGCTTTGTCCGCAGCCGCCTCGGTTACCCGTGACCTCAACATCCCCCAGGAGGTTGCGATCCAGGGCATGACCCGCCTGAGCGCCGCCGTCAAGGGCGCCGGTGGCACGGTAAGCGACTCCGCTTTTGCGTTCCGTGCCGTAAGCGAGGCAGTCAAAGCCACCGGCGGTAACGCCGAGCAGGCCGATGGAGCCCTCCTTGCACTCACGCAGGTCTTCTCCAAGGGCAAGGTCAGCGCTGAAGAACTCAACCAGATCGCTGAGCGACTGCCCGGCACCTTCACCCTCTTCGCCAAGGCGGCTGGCATGACCGGCCCTCAACTGCAGAAGGCGCTCCAGGAGGGTCAAGTAGGTCTGAACGACCTCATGAAGTTCCTGCAGCTAATCAGCACTGAGTACGGACAAACGGCACTCAAGATCGCCAAGTCCAGCCAAGAAGCCGGCGCTCGTTTGACAGTTGCAATGCAAAACATGCAACTAGAGGTAGGACGCGCTCTGCAACCCATTGGCGCCTCTTTACAGAGTGCTTTTGCAGAGTTTATTACTACCATTACTCCCTCTGTAGTTTCGGCTATGAAGGGAATAGCCGCTGCGTTTGAGTTTCTAATTGAAAACAAAACTGCCTCGGGCTTAGCAACGTTTGCCTTGCAGCTGGGTGCCGTTACAGCAGGTCTAATTGCGCTGCGTAGCGCCATGGCTACACTCGCCGCTGTAAACCTTGCAGCGATGTTTACAACTACTGCCGCCTCAGCTAAAATTACGGGTGATGTACTGACCACAACAGCGGCTAGCGCAGGAGGACTTGCAGGAAAACTAGGTGCTGTTCGTACTTCTCTGGGTCTCTTAGCTGCCGCAGCCGCAAAGCCGATAGTAATTACAGTAATACTTGCTGGCGTTACCGAAGCCATACTTCGCATCCGTGAAGTTTATAAATTTTTTGGTGAATCGCAGCGAGTGTCTAAGGAGCTTAGCGGTTCGGCGTGGCTCAAGAACATGGGAGGTACAGCCCTTAACCGCACGCAACTCAGTAACTTAGCTACACAAACAACCAATGCCTACAATTTTAACAGGGCAGAGGTAGCTAGGCTCACACAAGAGAGGAAGACACTAGAAAGCCAGATCGCTCTTGCAGATGATAATGTAGCTGCGTCTGGTTTGCGCAATAAGCTAGCTGGAGTAAACACGGGCATACAGACTGCGCAGACTAGAATAAAAAATACAAAAGCTAACCTGGACGCTATTTATGATGCTCTAAATAGACCGAAAGTGGATGCTGCGGCAGGTCTGTCCACATTCCCCTCCCCTGCCACAGACGAGGAAAAGAAGAAAAAGGCAGCTGCAGACAAGGCCGCGCGTGACGCTCAAGCCGCGGCTGCCGAACAGCAGCGCCTGGCCAACACCCTGCTCGACCAGCAGCTGCGTGCAGCCGACAGGGTATTCCAGCACCAAATCGAGCTGGACCGTCAGCGCTACGAGCTGCAGAAACGCCTAGACGACGCCCAAGCACAGAATCGCATCATGCGCGAAACTGGTGCAGCACGCGACATCGTAAGCAACTTTGAGGACTTGCAGCGCAGCTTGCGCGAGATCGAGGAGCGCCGTGTCCGCGCAGTTCAAGACGTGCGCCTGGCTAAGCAGACGCAACAAAGTGCTGCAATACGTGCCACCTTTGCAGACCAAGGTGCAGCGGCACTAAGCAGCGGTGCGGTAAGTGGCGCAATGCGCCAAGGCATATACCGCCAAGGCAGCATCGGTCCCACGAGCACTGGTCCGCATTTTGATATTAAACGAGTCGATGGTACATTCTTTAATCGAGCCGCACTAGACGCTTATGTAAGAGTTAACGGTAAACCGCTTTCTTCTGGCGTTACAGTGCCTGGTGGCCGATTCGGCGCACCTCGGTCGTATGGCAGCCACGCGGGTTGGGATTACGCATTTCCGAGAGGTGCAGCTTTATCACTTACAGGTGGTGCTCGCTTTACCAGCACACGCAGTAACACCGCGCATGGCGATGAGACTGCGTTTGTAACCCCAGACGGAAAGGTTTACAAAATCCTGCACGGTAAGTTTGAACCTGCTCCGCGCACTACTGGCGCTGCCGGTCCCTCTACGTCGGTGCGGATGCCCACAGGCGCCGCAGCCCAGCAGAATCGCGCAATCAGAGCGAGCGGTGGTGCGGTCATCGAGGGTCTCGACGTAACGCAGGCCGAAGCGCAGCTACAACTTGTCGAAGACAACGCAGCTAAGGAACGCGCCGCGCTATTTGAGCAATTCACGCTCAAGGCCACAGATGCCCTTAGGCAACAAAACGCTACAATGCGTGATAGTAATGAACTGCAGACTCTGCGTAATCGCCTCACCCTAGAAGGTGTGCGCCCTGAGTTTGTAGACCTGGAAGAACGCTTACTCGGTATCAGGCAAGAGCAAAACCAAGCACAAACTACGTACAATCAGCTTGTTAAAGCTAACCCCGATAGAGCAGCCGAACTTCAGAGCGTCTTAGCTGCGCAGAACGAACAGTATGCCGAGCGTGCGCGGCTTCTGCGAGAAAATGCCGAAGCTGCAGAAGCCTTTAACAAGGCGATGCGCACTCGCCAAGACGAGCGCATCGGCCTCGGCCTACGCGAGGGCGCCGAAGCTTACGTCCAGTCGATCGGCACCATGCGCGAGGCCACGGCCCAGCTCGCCCAGACCGGCATCAAGGGCGTCGAAGACGCCATCCTCAGCCTAACCACGACGGGTAAGGCGAATTTCCAAGAGTTCGCCAAGAGTGTGCTGGAAAGTACATCGCGTATGATCATTCAGCAGCTAATTCTGCGTAGCGTTATGCAGATCATCGGCGCCATAGGTGGCGGTGGCTCCGCTATAAGCCCGCTGTCTAATTTCAACGCGGGCGCTGCGCAGTATGCACCTCTGGCTAATGCCCTAGGCAACGCCTACGCCGCCAACGGCATCGTCCCGTTTGCCATGGGTGGCGCGTTCCAGCACGACGTGACCGCTTACGCCATGGGCGGTGTCGTCGATCAGCCGACTATGTTCAAATTCGCTGATGGCGGCGCCGGCCGCCTCGGACTTATGGGTGAGGCTGGCCCGGAAGCCATCATGCCGCTCCGCCGCCTCCCCAATGGGCGCCTCGGCGTCGAGCAGGCAGGCGGAGGTGCTCCAGTTACCGTAAACGTGAGCGTCGATGCAAGCGGCACATCGGTCCAGGGCAATGCCGGTCAGGGCGAGCAACTCGGCCGCGTAATTTCCCAAGCCGTCCAAGCGGAGCTGGTACGCCAGCAACGCCCTGGCGGCCTGCTAAGCCGCTAAGCTGTACTTATGGCCACATTCACCTACGTCAGCTCCTACGAGCCCACCGAGGTAAGCAAACCTCGTGCGCGTAAGTTTGCGGCAGGCGATGGTTACGAGCAGCGGATAAGATTCGGCTTAAACACTAACCCTAAGGAGTGGCAGCTCGTTTTCTCCAACCGCACTGACGCAGAACGAGAACTTATCGTCGCCTTCTTAGACGCACGCGGCGGCGTGGAAAACTTCGACTGGACCCCACCGCGAGGCTCTGCCGGTAAGTATGTGTGTGAGGAGTGGCAGGTAACACTTAGTAATTGCAACAACAACCAAATTAGAGCTACATTCCGTCAAGTGTTTGAGGTGTAAGCACCGTGGCTGTACCTGTCGCTGCATTACAGGCTGCTGCACCCAGCGCAGTAATCGAGCTGTTCATCTTAGAACTAAACCTCAAACAACACGGAATAGCTAGCACTTACCGCTTCCACGCCGGCACGAGCCTCAACGCCAATGGTGCGGCAGCTTCGGCAGAAACAGATTCCCTACTGCTTGAGGACTCCCCTTTTAACGATTTTTACATCTTGGGTTACGGCGAGGCATCCAGCTCTGGGGGAGAAGATGTGGTCTGGGCCGGCAATAGCTACACTCGCTTCCCTGTAGAAGCTGAGGGGTTTGAGTACACAGGAAACGGACAATTACCGCGCCCTAAGTTGCGCGTAAGCAACATACTTGGCACAATATCCGCACTGCTACTTAGCCTACCGGACGGCTTAGAGGGTGCCAAAGTGACGCGCATCCGCACCCTAGCCCGCTACATCGACGCCGTAAACTTCCCAGGCGGTACTAACCCTTACGGAACACCAGACAGTACCGCAGAGTTCCCCCGCGAAATCTATTACATAGACCGCAAAACCGTAGAAACCCGTGATTTGGTTGAGTTCGAGCTTGTAGCGGCTTTCGACCTCGCCGGTGTACGTGCGCCCAAAAGACAATGTATAAGCAACATTTGCCAGTGGAAGTACCTATCGACAGAGTGCGGGTACACCCCAGTCGGCCCTCAAGCTAGGCCATTGCGTGAGCACTATGCCGACGTCGGTTACAGCGAAGGTCGCTCGATAAATAGCACTGGCCAATTTAACGCCACCTATTATCGCACCACCTATCCCGATGTCGCTGCTGCTTACACCAACGCAACCGCTAATCAACACTTCCGCAACTACGGCATATGGGAAGGCCGCAACGGTAATTCCGGCGGTCAATTCAACGCCACATACTACCTAGCCACCTATCCAGACCTAAACAGCCTAGTCTATTTTAACGCTAAAGATGTAGGTGTAAACTCCCAAGCACTGGACGAGTGCGGTAAGCGCTTGAGCAGCTGTAAATTACGCTTCGGTATCCGAGGCCAGCTTCCGTTCGGCTCCTACCCAGGCATCGGTACATTCTTCACCTAAGACCTATGCAATGGAAAATCGAGGCACTGCAGCACGCTAAGGCGCAAGACCCCAAGGAGGCGTGCGGCCTGCTCGTCGTAATCAAAGGGCGTGAAATTTACTGGCCTTGCAAGAACTTGGCAACAGATCCAGACGAGTTCTTCGCCCTCGACCCCTCCGACTATGCCGCTGCTGAGGACACAGGCGAAATCACCGCCATCGTCCACAGCCATCCAACCACCCCTCCCTTCCCCTCCCAAGCAGATCGCTTAGCCTGCGAAAAAACGAACCTCCCCTGGTATATCGTCAACCCCAAAACCGAGACATGGGGCGAATGTAACCCCGAGGGCTACACCGCCCCACTCGTCGGCCGCCAGTGGGTCTGGGGCATAACCGACTGCTGGACCCTTGTACGCGATTACTACGCCGAGCAAGGCATCCGCTTACGCGACTGGCAGCGACCCCTGCACGCAGAAGCTTTCCGCTTAGACCCGATGTTCGATGCCTGCTGGCGCGACACAGGCTTCCGCGAACTGAACGACGACGAGGAACTACAACCTAACGACGCCCTACTTATGGCGATCAACAGCACCGGCCTCAACCACGTCGGCGTCTACCTCGGCGACCAGCTTGTGCTCCACCACCTCCAAGGCCG